GTTCCGCAGATAGGATACAGATTTGGAGATTCTTCCAGAGAATCTTATCGTCTAGGGGAACGTCCTTGGAGATGGATAACTGGTGCGCTTCTTTACAAACTTTTATTATTTGCTTTATGTCGCTGTTCTTAGCGACTCTAATCATCAGTCATCATGTATTTGTATTTGTATTTGTATTTGTAGAAGTAGTGGTATTATTATACTTATCTTTCCATTTTTTTATCCACTCAGAGGGGTTAAGATTATTATCCCCAAATACCATATCCCAGATAAAGGCGGCGGCTTCTGCATTGTCTTCAATGTTTGCAAATATTTCAGCAAACTTTACTTTAAGCCCTTCCATCCCTAAGAACTTCTGGATATCTGCTACATACTTAGCACTTTGGAATCCTACGTCAACTCCATATTTTTTTGAAGCCGCATCTACGTCAATCCCGTAGATTTTTGTAGCCTCATCTACATCAATCCCATAGATTTTCACAGCCTCGTCTACAGAAATAGCATGTGATCTCAAAGCCTCCTCTACATCAATCCCATATATTTTTGTAGCTTCATCTACAGAAATCCCATATAATTTTGTAGCTTCCTCTGTCTCAATTGCGTAGGTTTGGACATCAGCCGCTAACTGAGCCTTCCACCTATTAGTAATGTCATTAATAAGAGTGGCCTGAATCTGGTAACCACCAGCTATATGAGATAGTGTTTCCTGAATAGCGCCTTGAAGCCTTGTTTTCATCTGATCATAGTACGCAGTATTACGTAGCGTTCTATGACGTTCGAGCATCATCGCATCTGCCATTGCGATTGGGCCAGCCACCTTCATTACCTCACCCATCATGGCTTCTTGTGTACGAGGCCCACGATTACCAAACTTCCTAGCCATGGCCTCAGCCGCTTGTCTAAATAAAGGGCTTCCCTTGTCTATAATAGAAGCTATTCTATTCTCGACTAACTCGTCATCCTGCACCTCTGCAAGAGTTACCCCTACAGGAGTGGGGTCATAGTCTCTGTAACCCTCGTGCGCTGGCCCTGCATAATCAGGTCTTTCTTCTGCCGCCGCAGTAACTTTCTGGTCAGGAGATACATAATCATCAGGTGATTGATAATCACCCGGCCCTTGATAATCACCCGGCCCCGTATAAGCACCCGGCCCGGAATACGTATTAGTCGTATACGTTACTCCATGCCCCGCTCCAGTCGCAGTAGTGGGGTCTGTATTAGTATTAGTAGCAGTATTAGTGGTAGTAGAGGTAGCGGCATTAAGATTTCGATCTGTATTATGCTGTCCATACCTGTCCCAATGTATTCTTCCAAACTCGGCTTTAGACGTTGCCCCTAAAGGATTCCAATAATCATACTGTGTTCCAGCCCCGGATTGTATTTCTCTCCATGCGGCTCCCAGATCACCGTATTTATCTACGTATTGTTCCCAACTAATATTAGCCATTACATTCTCTCCGTATCATCGCTTCAACCCCCTGTCGGAGTACTGAATGACAGCACCCTGTAATGTAACTGGCTTGTCATATGTTGATGTGTTCTTAATAAGAATTCCCATGTTTTCTCCAACACCTTGTATTCGCGCCCTAGCCTTATCAACTACTGCTATTCCTAAACTAGGATTGCTAACGTCGTCTACATTCCATTCATCGTCGGTTACTGTAATGTCATAGGTCGTTGACGTTGGGATAGTTCCATCACCATAGTTAAAGTCTGGATATATATTTAGTGTGGTGCTTGTATCAGCCGCCAATTCAAGGAGAATCTCTCTGAATCTCTTCTTAAGTTGCGGTGTCCCATAATGAAAGTAAGCAAGCCTGACAAATGCGGCTACTTCACCCCCATCATATGAAGTGCCTGAGTCTAATCTCCTGACATAACCGTCATCAAACCCACCGTATAGAACCTCGTCTCCATTAGAATCTTCCGTGGAACACGCGCAAATAATCTGATCCAGCATAGTAAACGGCATTATTCCTTCATTCTTTCCATTGATAAAAGTCATGGCAATGCCAGTCTTATCATCAAAGTACAGTCTATATTGATTCTTTTCTCTTACTCTTAATGCAGTCTTAATTCGAGCCTTGTATTTCTGTATTAAAGGATCAATCTTCTCAGAGATAATAGATTGTTTAAAATCACCGTAGTTAAGAGTTGAACCCAGTGAAGTTAATCCCCGGTCATCTAGGAATATAGTTGTATGTATTTTTTGGACTGTGCCATCAACCGCACCAGAGCCAGTATAGAACGTAGTAAGATTCCAATCCTCTCTGTTTTTTCCATACAGAATGTAAGTGTTGTTTCTTGCGAATACTGCAAGCGAATCTTTTGATTCAACATTTAACCCAGTAACAGCTTCTCCAACTATAAGTTCTGTAGAACCCATCGTTGTACTCATGACAGTTGGTAATTGAAGTGCAGAACTAACAAGAGAGCCATTTGTATAGCCTAAGAACAAATGATTCTTGTAAGCCTCTACATGACTAGGGATATCAGAATTAGTAATACCTGTTCTTATTTTTACAAAATTAGTCCCATCAAATTCAAACGCATTATCTACCCCATTAGCACCATACATAGTTTGTATTCCCTCTTCACCCTCGAAGTTGAAATTAACAAAATCGTATTTACCTCCGGGTTGGAGAGTTTGTGCATACTGTGTTCCATAAGCATTTGCTAAGGTCTTTGCAGACGGCTCACTTGCCCCATCTACAATAGCCCTCACTGCGCCAAGAACATGTATCTCTTCATCATCAGTCCATGTGCCTGTGTTACCAGTGATGGATAAAAAACCTGCGGCGTCATCAGTTGTCCATGCGCCGCTTGCAACCGTAACTATTTTAACTGTAGCTGTCTTTCCAGAAGCCGCACCTACTACTGTGTCTCCCTTTAGAATCTCTACTGTACCACCATCAAAACTTAGGGTAGGACTGGTTAATGCTTCATTATCAACGAATGTCCCAGTCACGTCTGTTAAGGTAACAGTTCCTTCCGCACCAACATCCCAGTTACCGTAGTAAGTAAGCCCCGCTACGGTTCCTTCAGCACCTCCAGCACCAGTCAGCGTTGAGCCTATAACCATTTCGCCATTACCAGTCGTGCCATCAAAATTCAAGGCCGTACCAAGGGCTATCTCTGTCCACCCAGCAGTCGTAGCCTTAAACATCCCCGCTGTAGCACTGCCTGTTTTATTCCTGAAAGCATAGAGATCACCTAGGTATCCCCATACCCCAAGAACATTACCTTCACCGGGTACTTTAGTTATTGTTTCTCTTTTTTCCTCGATACGTTCCTGTAGTTCAGAAACTAGAGTAGAGTCGGCAGTGGCATCCCTCAATACAGGGGGGCCATGTGCTAGACAGGTGGCATAAAGCCCCATTATCCAACCCTAAAGACTGATAACTGACCATAATGCATCTGGAAATTCTCAGACCCAGCATCCCCATGTTTTACCTGTGCCAGCACATCCGTATAAGTGGTATGACCCGTGGTATCAATTATGCCAGAAGCAGACACCATGTTATCTAAAGTTGCGGCTACTCTTTGAACCGCACAATCATAGCCCGGATAAGTTGCGCCAGCACCATCTATATCATGAGCAATTCTAAACGTCCATATTACTGTATCCGTCCCGGTCTGTGCGAAACTAATGCCCAGATTAACCATGAAGAATCCTTTGTCATATATCCTGATCCTATCATTAGCAAAATCTGCATCTGTTCCCACAGTATTTGAATCTACCGTTCCAGTATCATCAGGCCCATTAGCCCCTACTGAATCCTTATTCCAATCTATTGTAACAGTTGTAGCAGTTGCTATTGCTTGGGAAGCTGGTGTTCCAACAGGAGAATATATAGTTCCATATCCACCCATGCCAGATTCTGTAAATTGCCTAACCATCTGGGCCGTGATAGCGCCAGTAGTATTGTTAGCAAAACTAGTCCCGGTTAAGTACGCCCTTGTTTGTCTTGCCGCTGTTGGTGTTCCCATTATCCATACTCCACATTGAATCCAGCGCCAAATGCGCTGTCTGTATTTAGAAAGTAAATTGTCTCTCCGTCCTCAAGTGTTCCACTTGTGACAGTAAAGTAAATATATCCTTCTGCGTCATTGTCTATAAATGCCCCAGCGTCAGTAACTATCTCTTCTACAGTTACAACTAAAACCTGACCTATGGCCCCGCTAGTTTCTCCCTTAATCGTACTGCCAACACGCGGTATCTGAAGATCAAATGCTATACTGTACGCGCTATCAAAAACAGAATCTTTCGCGCTACCAATAGTATATGGTATTCTGTAATACACTATTGCAGAAGGTAATCCAGTACCGTCATCCCTCTCATATCCATCAAACCTTCTATAACGTCCACGAATATCAACTTCAAAGTTATCAGCGGCAATACATTCTCCCGGCTCTAGAGAGAGGGCCGGAGTAATAATATTTAATCCACCAGAAAATGGAAAATACTGAGAACCTACACCCGATCTTGATATCTGTCTTGATAGGGTCATTGAGGAACTACCGTATAATTAGCCAAATCCTGAACCAATGAGAACCTTCTGTTCCTTTGACCCGGAAGTTGGTCGGCTTCCAGTTTCAATAAAATATCCGTAAACTCCGTGATAGCACCAGATAAAACTTCTGCCGCATCATTCTGCTCTCCATAATAAATCTTAGCTCTAGCGATTATTATCCTATGAAATCTTACTGGAATTGCAGATTCATCATCAGCGTCAGATAGTTCAGTTGGTGTCGCCCAATACTCTGATGAAATAGCAGTCGTGGAGTCAGGAGTTGGATAAATATCCATTACATTATTTGGCTTTATACTAAAAAATTCTGGTACTCCAGTAGCAACAGTGCCATATTTATAATCTTCCCTGTATTGCAACCATGGAACAAACTCCAGTGGTTGGTAACCAGCGGCAGTAGGATTATAAACAACAGAATCTGTATTCCATTGAGCAAGATCACTTGGGGATGTTAACGTAGAGACTCCTGCACTTGGAGTAAGTGTCGCCTCTGACCACAAAAAATCCCAGTTAAACCACATGCGTTGTATATCTAGATCGGCATCCTTTATATACCTGACAACATCCTTCTCCTCTTCAGGAGTTGGCGTAACAGTAGACGGCCCTGTACCGGGAATTCCTACATCCCTCGCCATGTCTTGACATAATTCTATATAGGTGCTCATTTTAGATTTCTCATTATATCGGTGACTACTCGATCAGGTTTAATATTAGCGGCACACAATGCACCGCCACTCTCTTCATCTCTATTACAAGTAGAGAATCCAAAATGCAGTTTATGACAAGGGAAACAAGGACAATCTTCTGGTTCAAACGCAGTTGTATTTGTCCAGTGCTTTGTTAGATTTTCATTAGAAGAATGAGAAAGAAACACGCATTTATGGTTTGGTAACATACTCGCCGCATTTAAAACCCCAGTCTCTGGCCCCACCACAACATCACAGTGAGGTAGTAACGAAAGAGTTTTTCCTATGGGTATTTTTCCAGACTTAAGAATTACACGCTTTTCTTTTTCCCAACCAACTTCCAATAATTGGCAGAGATGATCTCCAACCATAATTATAGAAACGTCTTTTCTTCTTAACAAAAGAGCGGCAACTACATTATCTGTCCAAGGATATACCTTATGAACAGAGGAGCCAGACAAAGACCACAAAACAAGATTCCTTGTTTTTATTTTCTTCCTCTGTTTCTTAGCCCACTCTTTATCTAGGGGTGATGGATAGAAGACAGGATTGTGTTTAAACTCTATATCTGCAATCCTATGAGTTTCCTCAAGATAATTCTTATCACATAACTCGTGTATTTTTTCTTTTGATTTATAATATCCTTCACTTGCTTCGACTCTAACTTTTTTCCCATCTATTTCAACGTCTCTTGATGGGTTCAGTAGAAGCCGTCCCTCAACTGATTCAGATAATTGGACAAACTTATCAAAACATTCTGACATTTTGTCCCAATAATCTTTAAGTTTAAAATTGTTTATTTGGTTATCTTTTTGCACTATTAACTGATCAACATCTGGATTATGCTTAAGCATATCCGCCCCTATCTCAGTTACATTAACGCATACATCATAACCCTGTTCTTTAAACCTAGGAAATAACGAGGACGCCTGTATTATATCTCCAAAGGCTCCATACCTCACGATACATACAGTTTTTCTATTCCTTATTCCACCAAAATCTTCTGGGACAAAATCTTCTACTTCCTTAAAAGGAACTTTTGTTATTTTCATTCAGGAAGCCTAGCGATCACCTTCTTCCTGATGGAATCTATCTTTTCATGTGGGTCTAGTACGATATCACCTAGATTCTTAGCTTCCCATATTAAAAGATTCCTACCACCTAATCCTTTTTGTTGTTTAGCCCATTCTTTATTTCTAATTCCAAATACCTCTTCGCCATGAAGATCATACTGCCTATTATCTTGTTCATACTTAGCCTTATGAATCCCTTGGACTTCTCCATAGGGCTTCGACCAATCGATAGCCACAAATACTCCCCCTTAATCTACAGACCATCCAACCCATTCTGGTCTATTGCCGACATTGGCATTGTTTTGTTTCTGGTTATTCTCGTTCATATAGGTGTCTTTTGCATCCACCAGAGTATAACCACTTTCTTTGGGATTATTAGAAGGCTTTGCCTTCTTATCAAAAGTCTCCCTTTGGAATTTCTTACCGATCATTATATGCATAACACTACCTCATTTTCCTTTAGGCTTTAGGCCATAACCACCGCCCTTACGAGCGCCCTTGGCAACCTTGCGACGTCCACTAGCAGACATCTTTTTTACAGATTGCTTTCCTCTGGTCATGCCAAGTTGCTCGTCCTTTCTGGCTTTGTAACCTTGTTTTTTCTTAGCCATCGTTTTCCCCTGAAGAAGGGGGGGCTTTCGCCCCCCAATCCTGTATCAACGAAATGTAAAAGAACCTTCAGGTGTTGAAACCTTCTTGATCTTTATCCCATCTGGCATCTGATTTGGGCCATGGCTGTCCATTCCCAATTCCTTGGGAGTGTCCGACACCTTTTCCAAACTAGACAAACCATTTTCAGGAATTTTACCGTCTGCTGAATGTTTTTTACTAGCCATAATAGACCTCCTTAATACCATTCGACTTCAGCGTATGCATAACCCTTACCAGCAGCCGTGCCAGAATCAGTCGCCTGAACATAGGTAACTTCAATCTGAGTATCGGCTGGAAGAGCTTCTACAAGGACGCAATTCGAGTCATCTTGGTCGTTA